GAGAAATAAAAAATGAGTGAGTTGTTTAAGGGCATAGAAGAGCATCGCCGAGCAGGCATGGGGAAAGATGAGCTATCACGCGAACTGGTTGAACAGTTGTCTAATGGCCAGTCTGTCGGGCCTTACGATATTGCAGGCGTGGTGATTGATATGGTTGATGACGCAGAGTACGACATGGGCGATGAGTTAAGCTCTATGCTATGTGCAGTCATCAATGAGCAGAGCACCAGAAACCACAGTGACGAACTACACAGCATGATCAGTGAGTGGTGTTACAACAAAGTAAAAGAGTTTTTCGCAGACCGTGAACAAGCAGCAGAGGAGAATAGCTATGAGTGATAATTTAAGAATCTGGGGCCAGATCCCAAAGACCGATCCAAAATATACCAAGGCCGCTAATGTTGGTGGTAATCGTCAAACGTCAATTGATGGCGTTTACATGGTAAAAATTATCACAGAGATTTTAGGCCCGGTCGGCATTGGTTGGGGCTACAGTGTTGTAGAAGAACGCTACGAAAACACAAAACCAGTGATGATTAAGGGTGATTCAGGGCTTGAGATTCTGCGTGATGGTGACTCTATTGTATGGGAGCAGAATCACACCATCCGCATTGAAATGTGGGCAGAAGACCGAAGCAATACATTTTCGCAGTTTGGTCACACTAAGTTCCGCTATATGAAATCTGATGGCTCTAAAATGATCATTGATGACGAAGCGCCGAAGAAGTCTCTAACTGACGCTATGAAAAAATGCCTGTCATTACTAGGGGTTTGTTCTGACGTATTCATGGGTGAGTTTGATGACAAAGCGTATCAAGACGCGGCCAAGCTAGAGAATGATCTCAAAAAGGCTGATAACGCCGATCAGGAGTACGCTAACAAGACAGAAGAGTTCAATCAGTACATCTCCAAGCAGGTTAATGCAATGGGGATGTGTCCTAACTTCACTGCGATGCAGAAGGTTTACGGCCTGGCAGCCAACAAGATAGACCGAGAAGCCCCTATCTTAGGAATTGATGTGGCTGAAGCTAAAAAGCCGATTGATGCTAAATATCACGAGATGAAAGCTAAATTTGATCAGGAGAACGGCCAATGAAGCTTTACGAGATAACAGGCGCTATTCACGATTTAGAAAAAATGCTTGAGGATGGTTTGCCGCCTGAGCAGATCGAAGAGTCCTTGTCTGACATTGCGGGAGACTTCGAGACAAAAGCAAAAGATATCCTGTTTGTTTTGGCTAATATGGATGGCGAAATCGAGAAGTTTAGATCTGAAGAGGCACGACTAAAAGAACGGCGGTTAACTGCTGAAAAACAGAAAGCGCGACTGGTGGACTATCTGCGTTACAATATGGAGCAGGTCGGAATTAGTACGATTCAAAACGGAGTAATGACTGCCAAGCTGTCAAAGCCTCGCGCTATTGTTGAGGTTCTTGATGAATCAGAAATCCCTGAGCAGTATTTAAGCATCAAAACCAGTGTCTCAGTTGATAAAAAAGAACTACTGAAAGCACTGAAAGAAAACCAAGTTCCCGGCGCTGTGCTGGGTGAATCTAAACCATCACTAACCATTAAATAAGGTGATAAAATGGCAACTACAGTTGTATTAAAACTAAACAAGGCCGCAAGTGAGTTTCAAGCTGGTGAATCCGTAGGGTTTGGGATCCGTGGCGGTGTCCAGTACTACGACCACAAGACAAAACAGAAGGAGTGGACAAATTACAGCGCCGTTGTCTTTGTTCGCAACCAGGGTCAGATTGACTTCTACCGCTCCGCACTGGTGGAAGGTGCAATCGTTGAGGCTGGCGGCAAAACTCAGAAGATCGAGATGTTTGACGGTCAAAACGGGCCTGTATATTCGATCGAACTACAGGACGCATGGCTGGGCGCTATTCACGCTCCACAGAATGCCCAGCCGCAGCAGGCAGCATATCAGCAGGCACCGCAGCAAGGATTCCAGCAGCCAGCTCAGCCGCAATACAATCCTAACCAGCCTCCACCGCCCCCAGCTAATCAGCAGATGGGTGTGCACCAGGCAGGTCAGCCGCAGCAGAAGAACCAATTTAATCAGCAGGGTGATTTTGACCCAGACTTACCATTTTAACCACTATGCGGGTGTAAAAGCCCGCTAACAAAGAAAGGATAGAGATATGAGTGATATTGTGTTTAACGCTCCAATTGATACCAAAGTTCGCGTTTATATCATTAATGATGAAGCAGAGCGATCTGGACATGTGGAACTTGGATTTGGTCGCTGCGAGTGGCCAACCAAGGAGAAGGTTAAGGCCAGAATCAAAGAGTTTGAAGAGAATGAGCTTAAGAAGGATGTTCCCGGATTCCGATTAATGACCAAGCGTGAAATGTGGGATCACATCTGTGAGCAAGATATTGGCCATAGGTTTGCAATGCCTGGCGGCGAAGACTGGACTGAATAACCAACACAGCGGGCAAGTCCCGCTAACAACCAGCGGTTAAGCCGCAAGGATATGAAGATGGCTGCTAAATGGATATCAGAACCCACTTGGCATAATGGCGAACAGGCTTACGACATAAAGCCAATAGGTGATCTAAAGCCGCATAGTGATGGCCCTGGGTGCTGGTGCAATCCAGTTCGTGAGGATGATATGTTTGTGCATAATTCAATGGATCGTCGAGAAGAATATGAAACAGGCAAAAGGAAACCAAGTTAATGACTATTAAGGCATGGAAGCCTGGAAGGATGACTTCTACGCCAGAGGAGCACGCAATTAGAGCAGATATGCTTATCCGTGATGGTGTAGAATTTAACGAGGCAATAGAGCAGGCTATGGAGTTTTACATGAAATCAGCATTCATAGCCAATGAAGCAATTGAGAAGATGATTAAAAATGCAAGAGATAGTTGATTACTGGAAGGGGAGGGCTGCTATGCTAGAAAAACAGGTTGTAGAACTAATGGCTGCTGGCAATAACAAAGAGGCTAACAAGGTGGCTGATACCGAACTCAGCTGGACAAATTCACAAGTTGAAATGTTAGAAAAACTTAACAAAGGGTAATTACGATGGACGTTTATCAACTGATAAAGCGTGAAGAGGGGTTCAGGAAATCGGCGTATTATTGTACCGAGGGGTATCCTACCATAGGTATCGGCTGGAAGATCGGCAAAAAAGGCCAGCCGCTAGAAGATTTTGAAATGATAACGGTTTCAGAGTCGGTGGCACTTTCTCAGATGGCAGGGACAATCACAGAAATGACTAGAAAGATTGAAAGCTTAATGCCTGAGCTGGCAGCCCTTTATGAGCCAAGGCGGGCGATCCTTCTTTCGATGGCATATCAAATGGGGGTTTCTGGCTTGTTTGGCTTCCGTAATATGATTCAAGCGATTAAAGATCAGGACTGGGAGCGGGCGTACACTGAGGGTCTTGATAGTCGCTGGGCACGCCAAACGCCTGAGCGTGCATTGCGCCACATGAAAACAATTTTAACGGGCGACTGGTCAGAGTATGAATAGACTGTTATAGTCATATTCCCCGGGCGGGTGGTGTCTTCTCCTTCATCACTCGCCTTTTTTATGCCTGTTTGTTTTGTGTGCTAGTATCTGATAATCTGGCG